GACATCCTAGGGTGGCACGATTGCCGAAAGGTCCAATTTATAAAACACATATGTATTTTACAAATAAGATCCTTAACATTAACAAAATAGTTAAAAGTAGCTTTTTTAGAATGAAGAAACTTTATTCTTGGCAGAGAGGTGTTAAAAACCTCTTTTTATTAAGGGATCCGCTCTTGCGAGTTGGTCTCTTAATAAAGAAAAGATACTCGAAAAGTTATATAAGTTCTATTATGGTCCTTTTATTAAGATTAAATAATTTAAATAAAAAGGCAGGTATTCGTTATACATGTTTGTATATGAAAGCTTGCTCTCTTTATATTATTAAGTTCGTAGTAAAAGATCCTAATAAACCAAATTGTAATACTTATGGTGTAAAGGTTTCTCTCACAAGGAGGGGTATTCCTAGAATACTTCCAACTGGTCTGAGGTTCCTTGTATATCATAATAATTATGATTCAATAAGGCATATATTGACAATATTTGCCTTATTCAGGGTTTTGCCTTTTGATGCTAAACTCTCTACATCCTCTATCACTGATCCGAATACGTCTGTTTTACCAGATGAATTTGGACATTGATTAAAATGATTTTATTCTACTTATATTAATTTACAAATAGATGAACCATTTAGTCCGAGGCTGATGAGGTCTAGTGGTACTATGATAAAATTAGAAAAGGATAAGAATACATCTGCTTTTTGAGTAGATGCTATTAAAGCTTTATATGTTAGAAGGTTATTACCTTCAGTCATTAACATAATAAAGTCTTATCCTATTACTAATGGTTCTCAGTCTTGAATAACACTCTTTGATTCTATTTTAAAAATAAAATACTTCAGAGATGATATCCCAGACAGAGTTCCTCATAATGCCATTAGTAGGTTAAGTATTAAAATTGAACCTGGAAAGATCAGATTGTTTGCTATTGTAGACATTCTTACTCAATGAACTTTAAGACCATTACATAATGGTTTATTTAAAATTCTAAAGAGATGAGATGCTACTGATGCAACTTTTGATCAAGACAGGGGTTTTAATATTTTCCTGAGCAAATTATCAAAAGGTACTACAATATATTCTTATGATTTAAGTGCTGCTACTGATAGACTTCCGATAACCGTGCAACGAATGATTTTAAATCAATTCAAGCCTGGTTTCGGAGATGCCTGAGCAAACCTTCTAACTGATAGGGTATTTTTAATTAAATACAAATCTAAAAAGTTAGATGGATTTGTTAGGTATTTAACTGGACAGCCAATGGGGGCATACTCATCATG